ATCAGTTGACTGCTTTAGAAAAGTCATGGAATAAAGAAACGTACGCGTACTTTATGGAAATGGGTACGGGTAAAACAAAAGTATTAATCGATAATATGTCCATGCTTTATGACAAAGGCAAGATAGATGGTGCATTGATTATAGCTCCCAAGGGTGTAATAAAAACTTGGTACGAGCAAGAGCTTCCTACGCATTTAGTAAAGCACATTGAGAATGTGACCGTATTGTGGCAAGCCAATATTACAAAAACACAACAAGAAAAATTAGAATCGTTATTTGAAATAGAAACTGCTTTGCATATTTTAGTAATGAATGTTGAAGCTTTTAGCACAGAGAAAGGAGTTAAATTTGCATCTAAATTTTTAAACTCACATAAAGCATTGATGGCTATTGATGAGTCTACCACTATTAAAACACCTACAGCTAAGAGAACTAAAAGTATTATCGATCTTGGTAAGTATGCAAAATATAAAAGAATAATGACAGGATCACCTGTTACAAAAAATCCATTAGATCTGTACACACAGTGTGAATTTTTAGATCCATATCTTTTAGATTTTACTTCTTACTATGCTTTTCGTAATAGATATGCAGAAATGAAAACTATGCACCTTCGTGGTAGGTCTATACAAGTTGTTGATGAGTTTAAAAACTTAGCAGAGTTATCAGAAAGTTTAAAAGGTTTTTCGTACAGAGTTTTAAAAGAGGATTGTTTAGATTTACCACCTAAGAACTGGATTAAAAGACATATACAATTAAGTAAAGAACAAGAAAAAATATATAAACAAATGAAAGAGCACGCACTTGCTATGTTAAACGGTAAAGTTACATCTACTATGACTGTAATTACACAGCTAATGAGATTACAACAAATAACCTGTGGACACTTTGTTGCTGATGATGGCACAACACAAGAAATAAAAAGCAATAGAATTACAGAGTTAATGAATGTATTAGATGAGACGGAGGGCAAAGCAATTATATGGGGACACTGGCAGAAAGATATAAAAAATATTGTTAGTGAAATAGAAAGAGTTTATGGTCCAGGGTCCGTGGTTAGTTATTATGGACTCACACCACAAGAAGAACGACAGGATAATATACGTCAATTTCAAGATGACCCTAAGTGCCGGTTCATGGTAGGAACGCCGTCTACAGGCGGCTATGGGATAACTTTGACGGCTGCAAACACCGTAATTTACTATTCTAACGGATATGACCTAGAGAAGAGATTACAGTCAGAAGACCGAGCACACCGAATAGGACAGAAAAAAACAGTAACTTACATAGATCTAATTTGCGAGGATACGATTGACGAGAAGATTGTGAAGGCTTTAAGAGATAAAATAAATATTGCATCTGAAGTCCTTGGTGAAGAATTAAGGGCCTGGATCTAAACAAAAAGATCTTTGGCTTTACCTATAATAGGTTTGTATTTTGTTTTCTTATCTTCTCTATAAGCATGTAAAAATTGTTTTCTATCCATGCCCTCTGTTACGCTGCAGTGTATCCAACCCGAGTTAGGTTCGCCAGGAACATAGTACTCGAGGATCAATTGATCCCAATCTAACTCTCTGTGTATCCAATCTGCAAGCTCACAATTATCTATACCTACAACTTCGAAGTCGGCGGCCTCTGCACGAGCGTGCTGTGAATTTACGGAACTGCCGATTGCAACACATAACTCTGGGCTACGGAACCCGCTGGTTACCTTGACCCTGCCGAAGTGGTCACGCACTGGCTGTAAAATTTTTTCACAAAGTGTTTTTAATTTTTCTATTTGTTCAGGGCTAGGATTATTATTGATGCCCTTCCTGATAGCAGTGTCGCTTTTAGTCAGCTCTGAGAGAGTGAAGTTCCGTGTTAAATTCATGCTATATCAGTTAGTAAAGTTATAAGGACAGCTCCCATACCTCCGACTATCCAATACTCTAGTCTTTTAATACGTTCTTGCATTTCTTTTATTTGCTCAAACGTCTGCTTTTGCATTATTCTGCAAAGCTTCTCGTGTGATTCAATTTTTTGTAGTGCCGATTTTCTCGCCATTATGTTCTCCTACTAGCAATAACTTGCTCTTCCGGTGAT